ATTTTTTATAACATTATATTTGTCTATACATATATGAATATTTATCAAAAACGACATTTTATTCACAATACCCACACGTACATGGGTAATTTTGTTCTTTTATTTTTCCTTGAGAATTAAACACATAAGACATAAAATCATCAACATATTTTTTTGCCTTGTTTAATTTTATTTTGCCACTAGGTGGAGAAAATTCTTGTATTCTTGTTTGTTGCCAATCACTTTCTTCCCATAATTTCCTTTTAACTATAAAAAACTTAATATAAATTTTATCTAAAGGAATGTTATACAACTCAGAAAAATATTTTTTATATAATATTAATTGAAATTGTTTATTTTCATCTTTTTTCATCTTATCATGCCACCCTCTAGTACTAGTTTTAATGTCAATAATTTCAAAAGTATCTGAATTTTCATTATATAAGACAACATCAATCATTCCCTTAAATAATAAATTATTTAACATTTTATTTGGCGTACTAATTACAGGTAATTCTATACCTACCAAATAAGTTCCTCTTTTAGAAAAATATCTACTTATTTTCTTTTTAAAGAACTCTAAAATTGCTACTCCATCTTCAAAAAACTCTCTCATTTGTACTGCATCTGAGAAATGTTTTTCGTTATTTTGCTTATACTGTTTTTCATAGGCCTTAATATATTTCTCCTGAAATATTGATTCTAAGTCTAATTTATTAGCAGCAACTTTTGATTTATCATAAAATACAGTTAAATATTCCTGTATTACTTCGTGTATGGCTATACCAAAAACAAGATATATATTAGCTTCTCTTTGACTAATTTTCTCTTTATATTGCAACATCCATTTTCTCTGGCATTGCTTAAACATTGATATTTGAGAATAAGATATATTCTTTTGATAAGAGTAGTCAATGTCTTCAGGAGGATTATTTCTAATCTCCTTAACTATTTTTGGTATTTTCTTCGCCATTATTTCTTCTTAACTCCAAATTTACTAAACTTATACCAAGCTCTTTCGTGTAGGAAGTAAAGCACCATTTTGGAAATAACTTCTATTCCCCCTATAGCCAAACCTGCTTCCCAAGAACCCGTTATTAGTCCTGAAATTACTATTGTGTCTAGTGTACCTAAAATTCGCCATGTAACTGTTTTTAATATGTGTCTTTTATAACTTACCATCCTTACGCATTTGTTCTCTTATTTTTGTAGCTGATATTTCTTCTACATCAGTTGGAGGTACATGCTCAATTATCTCATATCCAACCCCTCTACCATAATTTACTGATTCAATATCGGGTATCAACATAATTTTAACTCTACCTTCGTCAATTAAATCACCTAAATTAGTAGATATAGTTCTATACACTTGTGTTGATGTATATGGATTTTTTTCATCTGGTTCTACGTCTCTAATACAGATTAATACGTTTTTACCTTCATTTAAACGCTGGTCTATTAACCATCGATGACCTTTGTGCCATGGTTGCCATCTACCAATAAACATTGAGTATTTCATAATATTCCTTGATCTCTATTTAAATTTATTGCAATTGCCCTTTTACCTGGTTTATTAGGGTCCATATCATTAATTAGATATCTAGGACCTCTTTCTATCCCCATAATTAATCTATCAAAAGGAACATTGTTAGTTACTAATTCTTTAACTGTATGATTATATAACCAATCTGGTCTAGCTGTTGTTAAAATAATCATGTGACCCTGCTCTTTCACTACATTTAAAAATTCTAATGTTGATTCAATAACTTCAGCATCACTTGTTTGATATGTTTCAAATTTGCGGTATTTGAATATAGTCCCATCTATATCACAAAAATATGTATTTTTCTTTTCCATTATAAGTAATCTAATATGTGTTTTAGTGATTGTTCAGGTGTATCATAAGTAGTATCTACATCAATATACTTTTCATTTGGTGATTGATATCCATTCACATGGTAATCTTCCCTACCTCTTGAATTATCAGGATCATAAGAATTATAATGTACATAAATTTCCTTAATTTGCCAGTCTAATGATTTTTTAAATTCTTCTCTTTGATCCAAATAAGGAGATACTAAGGAAACAATTACGTCTTTGCCTTGATTATGTAAATAATGAGCTATTTTTTGAGCAGCATCTATATTAGCTATTCTACCTTTTATAGAATAATCTTTATTAGAAAATAATTCTCTCATTTCATCCCCATCAATTCTATAAGCATGAGGATATACTTTTTCTTTAAGTAAATCAGCAAGTACAGTTTTACCTGAACCTGGTTGACCTGTAAACCAATATATCATTTATTTTTTCCATTTGTTACGGCCTACTAATAGACCAATTATACCATAATTAGCTATGTCTATAAAAGTATCTTCCATACCTTCACCTCTAACATAATTTTTACCATTAACTAATAAATTTTTTAATCTACTTATTTTATCAGTTAATCTAATTGCTAATCCTGTTAATGAAAACTTTTTATCATCTTCATTATGAATAATATCACCTCCTAGGGCTATATTATTTAAACCATAATCCATGTGCTTTGCAGCAAACATTTCATACATTTCTAATCCTATCCTTTTATATTCTTCTGCTAATTCAGGATATTCTGTTTCAAATACTTCTACAACACCAATTCCATCTATAGTTTGTGGTTTAGAAGCTTTTTCCATTTGCATTTCTTCGTATTTCTTTCTAGAATCGCTCATTTTTTCTTTTATTTGTTGATAAGGTTTACAATAATGATTCCACCAGCTATGTGCTAGCTTGATCCTCTCGTCTTCCGTCATTAAACTATTTCTCTTGTATTGAAATATTTCTCAAGTATCTCTAATCTTTCCTCTGCTGAGGCAAGTAATTTAAGAGATTCTTCACAATTATCCCAATAATCTTTAGTTGAATGATCACCAATACCTGCTGGGTGTCCAGTAAGTAGTTTAATACTAGCTAATGCCTTTGTTTTATCTGCTTCAGCACTAGCTCTTAAAAAGTTGTATACTTCTATATTCATTTTAGTAGGGGTTTTATTTCTTTTTTATCTAATCCAATATTGGTCAATATACGAAGCACTTCATCATTTCCCAAAAAACTTAAATAATCTTTTACTTCTCTTTTTGAACATTCCCAGTATTGACTTAGATATTCAAGTAAAGTTTCATTACGCTTTTTAATATTAGACTTAATATATTTATTCCATTTATTATTTTTAGGAATATATTCTCTATAAATTGAATATATTTCCTTTTTACTAGTTGGAGGTAATGCTTGTGCTTCATTAACTAATTCCAAATAATCTGGGTTCATAGACATAAATCTATGAATCATATAGCTATTCCAAAGTTCCCAATCCTTATCTGTAAATGAATCGGGATCTTGTTTTAGGGAATTTATTTGTTTAAGCCAATCCCAGATATTTTTCATTAAGCTAATTCATCTTTTAATTCCTCTCTTAATTCAACAGGTATACCTTCACCTAATATTTTATTATTAGTTGGGTCATAAAATACAGGAATGGGCATAATAGCATCATTATCTGTACCTGCTACAAATTTGGATATCTTTCTTAAGATAACTCCTGATTTAAAAATACTTCCACCTTCAGAATTAGTAATTCCTTCAGTAGTTTTTAGGTCCACGTTTAATCGTGGTTGTTGTGGTTGATTTTCCATCTACTTATTATTTATTAAATTATTAATTAAACTCATTACATTTATCTCTTTATCAATTCTAAAATTAGCTTTATATTGATGCTCATTAATTAGAAAAGCTGCTGTACCTGATTTGCCAGGAAGATATTTGTCAGCATTATCGTATAAAAACCTAAATACTTCTTCGAAATCATCTACATTTGAATCTGCTATGATTTGTCTAATAGTATTAAATTTAGGTTTTGGTTTCTTTAGTTCTTCTAAAATTGCAGACAAGTAACTAGTACCTACAAGTAAAGAATCATCAAGCGCTAGTTGACCCTTATTACTACTTGATTGGATAGTGTTAAGCATCTTGCGTAAGTCCGGATAGAACTTATTAACGATTTTACCAATGGCAGTTGGTTCGTAACCTATGCTTTCATTATCACAGATACTAGCTAAATGTACTGCTACTTCTTTTTTAGTTGGTGGAACAACTTTTAATGTTTGGCATCTAGATTGTAAAGGATCAATAACCCTTTCTATATAATTACATGTCAAAATAAATCTAGTTGTTCTAGAATACGTTTCAATAATATTACGGAGAGAAGCTTGTGCTTGTATAGTAAGAAAATCTGCTTCATCCAAAATAACTACTTTAATTGGTTTAAAGGATGATACGGAAGCAAAACTAGAAACCTTATCTCTAATTGTTTCAATACCTCTTTCATCTGAGGCATTAATGTAAACATGATCACAATCAAGATTTTTAACTATTAACTTAGCTAATGTAGTTTTACCTGTACCAGCAGGACCATAAAACAAATAATTTTGAATATCATTTTGTTCTAGTTGTTTGGCAATTGAACTTTTTAAGTTATCATTACCAACATAATTATCTAATGTTACTGGTCTGTACTTCTCGTTAAGTAAACTATTGTCCGTATTCGCCATACAATGAATATAACTTTTGTTTTGGTTTTTCTACTATTTTCTCAGTTGCATTAATAGCATATAAAGCACTTTCTAATGGCTCTAATCTATAATTACCTTTGAATCCCGTTTTAACCATATATGCCTCTAAAGCTTCAGTTAAATTAGGATGCACAGGACCATCTGGTTCATTTGCTACTAATCTCCATTTATCTCCTGGAGGTACTCTTCGTGCAATTAATACGTTTTTTTCTTCTATTATTGTTTTATCCATAATATCAATTTAATAAAAATTATTTACTATCCCAAGAAATTACCACCATAAGTGTTATTTTCTAATCCACCAGTTTGACTTGCTTTAGCACTATCATTTTCTTTATCTTGTGTAATAGTACATTCAGTTAATAATACAGTTCCCGCTACTGAAGCTGCATTTTCAAGTGCCAATCTAGTTACTTTAGTTGGATCAATAATACCTGCTTCTTTCATATTAACTGTACTATTAGCTTCAATATCAAATCCTAACCATTGATCATCACCAGAATTTATCATTCCATCAGCTATAATTTTAGCACTAACTTCTTCATGACCAGCATTAACAAGTATTTGATTAAATGGTTTTGCACATGCTCTTTTAACTATTTGAGCACCAGTGGTTTTAGCTTCTAAACCTGATGATGCATATAATAATGCTGTTCCACCTCCTGGTACAATACCTTCTTCAATGGCAGCTTTTGTAGCATGTAAAGCATCATCAACTCTATCTTTTTTCTCCTTCATCTCTGTTTCAGTATTACCTCCAACATGAACAATAGCTACACCACCTACAAATTTAGCTAATCTATTTTGTAGTTGTTCTGTTTCATATGGTGTTTTAGCTTTATCAATTTGCTTTTGTAACTCTTCAACTCGTTTTTCTATTGCCTCAGCTGTACCTTTTCCATCTACAATTGTAGTTTGATCTTTAGTTACTGTTACTGTTCGTGCTTCACCAAACCAATCCCAACTAAATTTATCAAGTTTCATACCTTTTTCTTTACTGAATACTTGACCTCCAGTTGTTATTGCTATATCTTCTAATACTAATTTTCTTCTTTCCCCAAATTCAGGTGATTTAACAGCACATACATTTACTGTACCTCTCATTTTATTTACAATTAATGTTGCTAATGCCTCATTATCAATATCTTCAGCTATAATAAGTAATGATTTACCATTACTAGATACTGCTTCTAATATTGGTAATAATTCTTTAACTGAATTTAATTTTTGATCTAAAATTAATACTGCTGGATCAGTTAAAACAGATGACATTGTATTATTATCTGTAACAAAATAAGGTGATTTATAACCTCTATCAAACTGCATACCTTCTACTGTTTCAAGATAAGTATCACCTGTTTTAGACTCTTCAATGTGTACTACTCCTTCTAAACCTACCTTATCAATTGCA